CTTCGATGCAGCGGCACTCGCCGTATTCGTGAAATTCGTGCGAATACCCGTGAAAGTGACAGCCGCATTGTTGAATGTCTGACTTAAATCGAGCAGAGGCGCGCTCGCCGTGACGGTTGCGCCGGTACCAATGATCGGCAACCCACCCCCACCGTTCGCCTGACAACCTATAACGCCTGCGTTGCTGTAAAGGTTGAACCCTGAAGTGCAGGATCCGGTGATGGTCGCGCCTATGGTAACGCCACCACTACCGCCCGCTGGTACCGACCAAGCACCAGTCGCATTCAAGAAAGATGTCGCCGCCGCACCGTTACTACCGGGGACGACACCTTGCGCTGTGGTAGACGTGGAAAACGGAATGAGCACCGCAGTCGTCTGCGTGGGGGTACGCTCGCCGTAGATACCGGCATTGTTGTAAAGAAAATTACCGCTGGTACCGCCGGTGATGGTTGACGTGCCGATCGTCGTTCCACCACCACCGATAAAGGTTTGCAGCTGCGTTGCCGTACACTTACGGTCTGCTGCGCTCTGAACGCAATAGAATAATTCCGGCCCAGTTAACGCACTAGCAGCCGTTAGCGCAGAAACCGTACTATCGGCATGTGCAGCGCTAGCACTGAGTAGCGCTAGCGCGGCTAGACACAACCTCCGGCTAGACATACCTTGTTCACTCCATCATTAAGAAGTAGGAACGCTATTCCATTCACTAACAACACCTTCCCATGCAAGCCAGGGCTCACTACTGCTCCAGGAGGAGTTTTAATTCCATCCTGAGCAGAAGTAATGTTATTACTGATTCCATCAGCTAGCGCTGGAGTGGCAGCAAGAATGGCAGCAACTACTGCGTATCTACATAGATCGAGTCGCCGGTTGTTGCGCATGTGCCTGCGATGTTGTCCGAGGGGATGAATGGAAAGTAACGAGTGTAGCTTGCACCTTGCGGGAGAAGGATACTAGTTGGCTTCGTTGCCGATCCTGTTGCACCAATAAAGATCCAGCAGTTATCAGCGGTGACGTTGTTGTTTTGGATTGTCAGGGAGTGACGTTGACCTGCGCCGGTTGGGCCAGGAGTTGGTACCGCCGTGAGAATGGTTTGGAATGTGCTCCCGGTTGTTATCGTTACCGAGCTATTCGTCGTTGGGGTATTGACTGGAGGAACATAGGGTTGGGCTTTCGCTCCCCATGCGAGAAGAGAAAGCCCAACGATCCAAGCAAACCGTTTCATCGTACCCTATACCATGTGCCAGTTTGGTTGGTTTGTGAGGTCCAAGAGTAGAGGTATTCGATACTGGCGTTAGCTGCCAGCGTAGTAGCGTAGGCGCCACCCGGACCTAGAGTTTGCGACTGTGTTGTTCCAGCAACCGCAACAGTAATAGTACCGCTAATGGCGTTGTTACCATTAGCGATAACAATCCTCTCACCATTTGATGCTGGATTGGGTAAGTTGATTGTACCTGTTGCAGTCGTGCCGGTTAAAACAAAATACTCGTCTGCCGACGTTAGTGTTTGCGTACCAAAGCCAACAGTGGCTAGTGTACGGACTGTGGTTAAGCCATTAATCGTGGAGAGCTGAGCCTGAACGCCAGACCCACCAGTACTCGTTAGGTTTAACAGTTCACCACCATTGAAGATGTTTACTGTTGGCTGTGCCAACGCGAGGGTGCCAAGGGCAGCAAGCGCTGCCCCAAGCACGATACCCTTATACCGCTTCATGCTAGTTCGCAATCACCACGCCAGGAGGATAACCACCAAGCGTAGCGTTAGACTGCAACGGTTGATCATGACGATCGAGAACAATATCGCCACGAAGCTTTCCAGCGGTAAACGATCCAGTATTCGCGTACTGGAGTTGGAGGAACCTCGGGAACGGAATACCTGGAGGTGGACGCGGAACGTCAATCTCCAACACTCTCGCTCCAACGATGAGGTTCGCTGTCGTAACCACAGGACCAGTCACGTAAGTGGTAAAGGATCCAGGGGAGCCCGAACCATTATCTGGCGCACCCTGGAAGTTGACCCCAAGACTGGTCCCACCTGTGAAGGCGGTGGTAACTTCAACCATCAGCTTAAGCGATGGGTCATCACCAATGCCCATATCCCTTGCACCTTGGTTAGTAACCAAGATAGGGATGCCGAGCATATGCAGATCAAGGATCTGCGATGAGACTTGCGTACCAGTAGTTGGTGAGTCTGTAGCTTGGTCATTGTTACCAGCGCCACCAGAACCGCCGGTGAACTGTGCGAAGAAGTCAAGAATCATGTCACACCACCCTTGCTTCGTTGTTGAGGATTGCATCACAAGTACGAACAGGGATGCCACGGAAAGTTGTAACTGGAATGCCGTTGAACTCCTCGATCCGCAAGAGAACGTTGGTTTTGTTCATGGCTTGTAGGTCGAGATAAGTCCGTAGTACACGGTTCCCGTAGATGACGGTTCTGCCCATATTAGCCCGGACTTCTGGCGTATCCGAGGTTTGGATGGTGGTTGCACTAACCGGGGCGGTAGGTAGGCGATACAGCCCACGTACGAGTAGGTTAATGAGGTTCGCAGCATTGACGCCGGTAAGTTGGGTAACGTCGATGTTGGAGATTCTGACGACATAACGCCAATCCCTCAATACGAGTCCAATTTCCCACTTGAAGTGGTCCCGGTACGCTTGGAAGGTATTACCAAAGGAATCCTGCACGGGCCACTCACCCATATCGCGGTGTTGGAGGCCGGTGATCTTTCCCTTGGGGAAGGTTGCATGGCAGGTGTCACTGCCCCAAACCACAATCCACAAAGAGGAATTGGTCGAGGCGACTCCGCCACCATCGAGGACGTTTGCTGCCGTCATTGCGTTGGCCGCAGTGACGGTGGAGTAGCGCGGGGAAAGGCCAGAAAACCTTTCCGGGTTGGTGAACTGGTTGCCGTAGATTAACGTCGAGGCAACCTGCTGGGACATTCCTTCGAGGAAGGCCTTGACTTCCGATAGCCTGAACTCGGCAGTGTTACCGTTAAGATCCGCGACATCCTTATCGATAACGGCGTACGTTTCCAAGTTACCAACTGTGTCCACAATCTGTGCGGTTGTCGACTTGGTATTTGGAACACCAAGGTTGAGAAGCCGCCATGTTGCTTGTGGTAAGCCAGTCCGTACTGTCGTTTTGTGACCAGTAGGAAGATTACCTTCGACCACAAGCATGTCGTCGAGGATCTCATTAGTTTGGCTCAAGAGTTCAATGATGGATGCGATTTTGTATCCATCGTCTACCCTCTTGGCCCAGTCCATGTAAGTTAGCGCGGTTGCGCCGACTGTAGCCATTTAAGTCTCCTATGATGAGGATGGAAGGTCAGGATACATCGCACGGGCAACACCCGGATGAGCACCAGAGCCGGCACGGTTTTGACCAGTTGGTGCGGGGCCGTTACCTACGACGTGGGTAGACTCAGTCAAGCGTTGAGCGAAGGCATAGAACGCCCGGATGAAGCCCGGATTGTCTCCGACACCGGTAAAGTCTAGCGATTCTTTGAACTCTTGAATGAGCTTAGCGTTACCGAGAGTATCGATTGCGCGACTCACGGTTTGTTTTACTTGGTTAAGTTTCCCACCAAGCTGAGGATCGTTCGCGATTTCGTTGCGCCAGTTTTGTCGCATGTCCTGGTAGACTTGATAAGGGCGAGATTGGGATTCATTTGTATATTTAATGAAGGAGTCAATTAGTCGTTGACCATTCTCTTGGGTAAGAGACATTTCCTTGAACATGGAGTTGATTTCTTTTCCAGCATCTTCTTGTAGCTCCCACCCTTGCGGGAGGTTCCAAGCGGAATATTCGCTCGGGGCGACTGGAGGAGGAGTGGGTTCATTGAGGAGGCTCGGAGTCGTAGCGGACCCAGTTGTCGTCGTCGTCTCGACCGTTGCCTCCACTGGGGTTGGGGTCGGGGTCGTCGGGGTCGGGCTTACGGGTTCGGCTACTGTCTCTGGAGGCATCTCTCTCACTCCTCTCTTGCATCATTGTAATGTAGCGGTCGGGGCAGGCAGACATAATATCGTTGAGCAGCCGCATGCCAATGTGACGTTGGCCCTCTCGGAAAGCCACATTGATGGGATCGAACGGTGGTTCATGGACAGTGAACATGTTGCAGGTATCCATGAAATCAAGCACCCAACTCCTTCCGGATGCCGTAGACATAATTCCACTAATAATCTCTCTTCGCTTACGTTCAACGAGTTCAGCTTGCTTTTTAGCTCCTCGAACGTGAGTCGGTTCGCCTGCATTGTAGTTCATGTTCCCATCATCGACTCAAGCGCGCTACGTCCACCGCCCACTGGGGTGTCAGAAAGAACTTTTGCGCTTTGCGCGTACTTCTGTGCTTGCTCAGCTTGTTGGGCTTGGGCCGCTTGTTGCTGTTGCTGTTGTCGTTGTGCACGGATTTGCTGCAACGCGTCGGGCGAGCGAATGATCTTTGGGTCATTCTGCATCAGCGAAGAATATTTATCTAACGCGTAATCGATATCGATATTGTCCATTACGGCCGGATCCACTCCTACGAGATTTCCAGCAAGCCCTAGAAGTCTTTCGATCCCACCGGTAGCGGCTGCTGCCTGTGCTTGGTTAAGCATTGAGACGAATTCGATGTTGATGTTTTGTCCTTTGATCTCTCTGGGAGGAGGTGGCAGAATTCTGCCCCGAGACATAATTGCAAACACTCGCTCGATGATGTTTTTGAGTCCTTCGTGGTATATTCGTTCCAGAACAGGTCCAAGCAACACCAAGGCCTCTGCACGGCGAGCATCAATCTCATTAGCGGTAACGTTGCTTCGTGTCTCGTACTGTGAAATTGGTTGAATGATATCGTTGAAGAAAATCTTTCTAATTCTATCTCTAACCTCATTCAGATCCTCCACCATGTCCCCAACTGGGAATTTTGAATCATACACGCTAGAGAAACCGGGCTTTCCTGAGGAGGTGTATCCACTGACATAAGTAATACCCCCTGGTAGAAGAGAGG